AATATTCATGACAGGATGGACAGTAATGGTAAACCGCTACAATATCAGAAAGTATCGAATTGTATCCATATGGCCCATCGAAATCCTTTTGATCGAAATTATAGCTTATCCTACGTTCTTTCGTATTGTCGGACGCTTCATAGAACGCAACTCCACAATACGGACATTTGTATTTTTCAGACAACTTATAAACATCTCCCTTCCGTCTCAGTATACCGCAGAAGGGAGCACGCCACAACCCACCCGATGATGGCCCGGCGGCACGGGCCGAAACCATTCCGGTGACGCCGCCGGGATGGTCGTGGGAGCCACCCACAGAAAGGAGTGCTGACTATGGCACACAAAAACAATCCCTTGAATCCCGCCATGTATGGCCTGACGCAGCAGGACGTGGAGCGCGTAATCCGCATTCATACCATGTGCAAGGACATGGACGAGGACGCATTCGAGCAGATGGAGACCGCTGCGGCATCCATCAATCTGGTGGCCAGCCTGAAGAAGCTGGACAACCGCCCCGTGGCATGAAAGGAGGTGAACCACATGGACAACCACAAAAAGCCCAGCGAACCTGCGGAAGAGGAACGCTGGGCGATGAAGGAGAGACCGCCATTTAATGGTAGAAGCAAACTCGCAGAAAAGACTCTCCAAGAGGAGTAAGCCTTACTCTTCCCTTTTCAGCCGAAACACGGACTATTTTTTTATCATCTTCAGGATGGCGATATCCACCTTCGGGTTCTGGATGAATTTGCTTTTTCATCTCTTGGATGAGCTCAAATTCGTCAAAAACACGATACAGACTTTCTTCTGGAATATATGTAGTGTACGAGATATCAATCAATCCTTGTCGCGCTAAAGAGCTCAAAGAAGCAGATTGAAGAAGACTCTCAGCATATGTCGTCATTTTAGGATTTGCAGCGAAAACATTTGATTGAGTTGTTCTAAATGTATCATCAAACAAAATGTAACGAAACTCGACTATTGGGTACTGATCCACCTGTCGAAACAATCCGAGGTTTTCCGCATCCAGAGGTGACATTTGTGCAATCATTGCCGGAAAAGACGGATGAACCTTACTTTGATAGCGTTCGTCTGCTGCATTTGCAAGAAGATTTTGAAACATCTCGCTGATTTGCGGCTCATCCATGCAGTACTTGACATTTTCGATAGCAGGGCCAACCACCTGCATACGAGGTTCAACCAAGCATTCCGCTGGTTTTGCATTCAACTTTTCACCCAGTGATTTTTTAAAAACATCCAAGTCATGTGCTTGCTGTAGTCGCATCTTTTCTGCTGTAAAGTGGATTTTGCTTGTAGCCATCGAAAGGAGGTCGCCAAAAAGAGTTCCAATCTGATTAGCACCGGGGTTCAGAACAGCTTTTACAGGTTCGTCAATACAACTTGGTACGGCATTGATATTGAAGACGTTGCCGTTATTCTTCTCATCACTCATCTTACCATTCCTTTCTTTTGGAGGTTCTATGGACAAACTCATTCTGATTATTAAGATACTCGTCACTGAACAGAAAGTCAAATTTTATACAGCAGTCTGCCGTGTGTGCGAAAGAATCGAACGTTATATCAAAACACATCGAAAATAAGGAGGTACATCTTCACCATGAACGACATCATCTTATCCACCCAGAACGGCGAACCGGTGGCATCCAGCCGGGACGTTGCCAAGCGCTTTGGCAAGGAACACAACCATGTTTTGAGAGACATCAAAGCTCTCGAAGAAGGGGTGTCCAAAAATGGACAGACCCCCATGTTCTACAAGACCGAGTACACCCACCCGCAGAACCACCAGAAGTACCCTATGTACCTGATGAACCGGGACGGCTTTTCGCTGCTGGCCATGGGCTTTACCGGCAAGGAGGCGGTGCAGTGGAAGCTGAAGTACATTGCCGCGTTCAATGCAATGGAGAAGCAGCTGGCCGCACAGCACAAAGAGCAGCGGGCCGTGCAGGATGCCAACATCCAGAACGCCATCGACCGGGTGATCGAAGCCCGGAAGAAGCTGGACGAGAACACCGCTTTTCTGGACGAGTGCCGCAAGAACCGCGAGGACAGCAAGGCCAAGTATATGCAGGTCAAGGCCCTGTGCGGCGAGTTCAAGGCCATCTACGGCCAGCATTGCGACACGGTGCGCACCATGGAGAACGTGGTACGCGGCTCCCAGAGCTACCTTACCAACGCCATTGACAGCCTGACCATCGTTGCCAAAGGCTACCCGTTCTACGCTGCCCTCATGGACAGCCTGCTGGACGGGCTGCCGACCGAGAAAAAGGAGGAATAAAATGTTGAACACATCAACCATTCGCGGCACCTTCCGGCAGATTCCGTACTGGAAGCTGCGGGGCCGGTTCCACAGCTGCGGGTTCCGGGATCAGGAGATTGCAAATGCAATCGGCATCGGAACTGACACAATGAGCAAGCGGATGAACGGGAAGCAGCCTTGGACAAGCACTGAGATCGCAGAAATTTGCAAGACGCTTGATATCCCGCAGGATGAAATCGGGGAGCTGTTCTTCCCTACTGTTGAGGAAGGAGAATCCACATGAGCAAACAGTACACCCTTGCATCCGAGCGGGCCGACGCACCCACCGGATGCGCATACGTGGCACCGACGTTCTGGAACAAGTGGTTCCGCTGGGATGGAAGCCGGGCATCCGGCTGCTACCAGCTGGGCGGGCAGGTCAAGGACGAAAACCACACCGGCCTGCAGATTTTTGCAGATGGCGAATGGCACCCGGTCATTGGATGGACATTGGACAGCTGCGGCCCCGCAACTGACTATCAGGAGGTGGAAGCATGAAAATCAACCCGAACGCTCAGTTGAAAATCCAGCTGGGATCGGATGGCAACCCCAAAATTTACGCCTGCGGCACACAGATGGAACAAGCGGCTCTTTGCACCGCATTGGTCGCGGGAATCTGTATGGACAGCAAAGACCCAGCAGAGACAATCATCAACATCATGACGGCTGCCGCCGATCTTATGGACAGAATGGAGGAAACCCACCAATGAAGATCAAATCCGGCGTATGGTACTGGCTGGCAATGGCCTGCTTTGTGGTAGGCCTGCTGTACGGCATGGGCGTTGAGGGCACTGCCCAGACCCTTGGCACCGTCTCGGACGGTGCGTTCGTCACGGCCATGGTGTTAATCCTGCTGGCGATCTTCTTCATGCGGCTGGGCTTTGCCGCCGAAGCACGTGAGAAACGCCGCCGCAAGGTGCACCAGCAGCCACGCAACACCGTGAAGAGCGGAAGGAAGGCGGGCTGACACCACCCATGAATAAAGGAAAGCACTTTACCCGCGTTTGTTTGGACTGCGGCAAGGTGATGGAAAATGTTGCTGGCAACCTGCGCTTTTGCGCTTCCTGCCGCAGAGAGCGCCACAACCAATATTGCAGGGATTACAGGGCGCATAATGAAAAACCTGCCCGCGTCATGTGGTACACCGTCTGGGACGCAAAGACCGGCGATCTACTGGCATCCGGCACGTCCGAGATGTGTGCCCGGCGGCTGGGCTACAAGAGCGCGAACAGCTTTGCGTCTGCCGTCAGCCATGGGCTCAGCGGCAGCCATCGAACTTACAAGTACACATTTGCGCGGGAACGTATCGACCGCAGCGAGGTGGACAGCCTGCCGCCGGTACGCACTATACGAAAAAAGCCCGCCGGTGCGCCAACACCGACGAGCTGCAAGGGATGATGGAATTTGAAAGCCCCATCGCCCCGATCATACCATAAAATCGGAGGTTTTTACAAGAAAATGAACGCAGAAAATAAAAACGCACTGCTGGAGCACATCAAAAACGCGCCCGAATGGCAGTCCGCGCTGATCTACGAGCAGCTTGCTGCCATGAACAAAGCAGCAGCCGACATCTCCACCGGTACTTCCACACTGGAGCAGGGCTTTGCCGACGGCAAGCTCCGGCCCGACCGCTATTACTGTTCCGACAGGGTCTTCCGCCGGGACTGCAACACCGGCGTTCTGGACAGCATCGCGTCCGCCCTTGGCAGGGCTTTGGCGGCGCTGGAAGTTCTTTCCGCCCTGTCCGATGCATTCCAGCGGGAGTACCTCTCCAGCGTCGAAATCTCGCAGGGCATCTACTACAACGAGCTGGAAAAGCTCTGCCTCAAGCATGGGTACACGAAGGAGGATAACACATGAAAGGCATTCTAATCGAACCGGGCAAAGGTCCTGTGGTCACCACCCTGCCGGATACGCTGCAGGGCATTGAAGCATGGTTGGGCGGGCACGCTGACCAGAAATATTTCTCCCGCACGCCTGCCATCCTGATGCACAGTGCCGCAGGCCGGGAGCCGAACCGCATCTGGCGCGGCGAGGTTCTTTGCGGCACTCTTCTGTGCTACGGCTGGCGCGGCGGCCGCCTGCAGCCCCTGAACAAGGCCCTGCAGGCTGAGCTGCTGGACCGCCTCAAGGACACGGAGGTGCGGGTATGACTACCTATATCTGCAAATGCGGACGGCGAGTGAAGAAATCCACCGATACCAGTACCACTGGCAACCGTCTGTCTGGCTATGCACCCGGCCATGAGTGCTGGGGATGCCCCTACGCCATGCCATACGGAAACTTTCAATGGGACGAAAGTGCTAAAACTGTCGCCATGGAGACTCGGGGCTATGAGTGTCGGATGAGCAAGACTCTCACTTATGCATCAGAATTCTCTGGCTCCATCAAGGACAAATGCACCTGTCGAGTGCACAGTTTGGACTTCGACTTTTTGTCTCAGGTCTCCGCATGGATCAAAGATACTTATCCAGACAGAGAGATTTTTGGCTCGTTTTCCAAAGATATTCGTGCATCGGACTATGGATCTGATGGCCGTTACTGCCTGACTATCACCTGCGCTCAGAATCTGAAAGGTGTTGCCGCAAAAAGAGAGCTGCTTGGTCAGTTTTTTACCCCGAATGGCAGCCGCAAGGACATGACACCGCAGCAGGAAATGGAAAAGATTCTTGCCGACATTAAAAAAGCAAAGGAGATTTTCGCATGTGCACCTGCCCAGAATGCGGATGCTGCTGTGACTACGGCAGAGAATGCTGTCCCGACTGCCACGGCGGCAACGCCGACCACCTCGGAGAGCGGGGCGCATGCAAGCGCATCGACCCCCGCGACATCCCTGCAGAACTGCGAATCGGTCCCTGCCGCATCGGCGGGCGGTTCTTCTGCGCCGATGCCTTCGGCGCCCGGTTTTGACTTTTCCGCTCTGGGCGACCTGTCCGAACAGGCCGTGGAGACCGATCAGCAGTTCGATCTGCACTACGGCACCGCGCAGGATGAATACCTCATTTCCTGCATCTACGTTGCCAAAATGCACGCCCTGACGGCCAAGGCTGGCCGCTATGGCGGCGGTACATGGACAAAGTGGTATGAGAGCAAGGGCATGAGCAAATCCAGCGTCTGGAATATGCTGCAAACAGGTGAAGGTTTTAAAGGTTCAACTGTTGAACAATTAACTTCAATCCCTGAACTTTCTCGCAAGGACCTGAACCTGATCGCCCGCTCCGGCTGCGCCGAACAGCTCACCGCAGCCGCCGGAGACAGCCAGCGGGTGCAGGAGCTTTTAGCCCAGCTCAAGGCCAAAGAGTACAAACTGAACGAAACGCAGGCCAGATTGAAGAGCGCCTGCATTCAAGAGCAGGAGTCGCGGGACGCAATGAATACCGCAAATGCTCAGCTGGAAGCCGCAAATGCCGACATTAAAGGTCTGACAGAACAGAACGATCAGCTCAGAAGTCGGTTGGACGCCGCCGAAGCCCGGGAAGAGGAAGCGTGGAAGATGCAGAGCAAGGCCGAAGCCCGGGCCAAGAACGCCGAGGATGCCCTCAAAAAGCAGCCCATCGTGGGCGTGACTGACCCGGAAGAAGTCCGGCGGCAGGCGGATGCCCTTGCCGCCGAAGCAAAGACACAGGCCCGCAGACAGATCGAGGACGCTCAGCGCCGGGCTCGTGAAGCCGAAGCCAGATACCAGAAGCTGCAGCAGGATGCAGACGGTTTCCTTGCGCCGGAGCAGTCCTGTGCCCAGCAGGCAAAGATCATCGCCGATTCCATGCGCAGCATGTATCTGGGCTGGTTTGGCCTTGCCAGCACCACCGGCACCCCGCTGGCCCGCATGGCCGCGCCGATCTATCAGGTGTGCGATGAAATTCGTGAATCACTGGAAGAAGATACCACCATCAACCCCACTGCGGAGGGCAGTGTGGAGGACGCAGAACGGGAGGCGTTGTTTGAATGAGATTTGACACAAAAGCATTGCTCAAACTGATGAAGCAGAGCTGGCGGGCGGCGGCGTGAAGATCCAGCGCACCGAGTACCGCGGGCTGTGGGATTCCTTTTTCATCACCGGCGCGGGCTGGGCGCTGCTGATCCCGAAGGAAAACTGCCCCGGCGAGATCGCAGGCCAGATCGTCACATGGCTGGCGGACATGCCCAAAATCGGCGAATCCAAGTGGGTGGTCAAGGGCTGCGACCCGCAGGACATCCCCGAGGACGACCGCACCATCGATATCAGCCGCTACACCACCGGCAATTATGAGACCGGCATGGCCTGCCTGCCGCTGTGCACCGCCACAGATGCCCTGATCCAGTACGGCGCAGACGACCGGGCCGCAGCGTTCCCTCTGGACGCTTTTGCCGTGGTACAGGCCGGTGCGAACCTCGGCTTTCTGGATACGGAGGCCGGCATCGCCTGCTGGAAAGACGAAGACACCCACGGCCTGTTCTGGCTCTGTGACAACGCGGGAAATGTCCCGCAGGACGTTCTGGACGCCGTGAAACATTTCACCCCGCAGAAACACTAAGGAGGTATTTTTATGGTTGAAGTTACCCGTGCGACCCGCGAAAAATCCAAGCTGCGCATTGCGCTGGCCGGTGTGTCCGGCGGCGGCAAAACGCTGGGTGCCCTGCTGCTGGCCTCCGGCCTGACCGGCGGCGATTTCTCAAAGGTCTGTCTCATCGATACTGAGCACCGGCGCGGCGAGCTGTACGCCAACCGCACAGATCTGGGCGTCGGCGAGTTCTGGTACATCGAGCTGAAAGCGCCCTACTCTCCGGAGCATTACAAGGAATGCGTGGACGCCGCCGTGAAGCAGGTCGGCCCGGACGGCGTGGTCATCGTGGACAGCCTTTCCCATGCATGGAGCAACGCGGGCGGCGTGCTGGAGATCAAGGCCGACATCGCTGCGAAACCCGGCAAGAACAGTTACACCGCGTGGGACGAGGCCGGACGTATCCAGAACGATTTCATCAACTATCTGCTGTCGGTCAACTGCCACACCATCTGCACCCTGCGGGTCAAGCAGGATTATGTCCTCACCGAGAACGACCGCGGCAAGCAGGTGCCGGTAAAAGTGGGCCTTGCTCCGGTGCAGCGGGACGATGTGGAGTATGAATTTGATATCATGTTCACCATCGGACGGGACCATATTGCCACCACCAGCAAGGATGTGACCTTTCTGGACGGCTTCGGGGCGGTCATCACCTCGGATCTGGGCAAACAGCTGGCCGAGTGGGCCAACGACGGCAAGGAGCCGACCCGCTGCCAGGAGTGCGGGCGGCTGGTATCGGCCACCAGCAAAATGACCATTGACCAGCTGGCCGATTACACCCGCAAGACCTACGGCAAGTGCCTGTGCGCGGCCTGCGCCGTCAAGCTCGAAAAAGCCCGCCGTGCCGCTGAAAAGGAAAAGGAGGCCGCCCATGCGCCCCAGTGATACCCGCACCCGCCAGAAAAAGGACCGGTTGCAGCAGGCCCGCAACGCCCGGGGCAAGGTCTGGCAGAATGACCTGCTGGACATCCTCTGCGGCATCCCCAAGGTCTGGTGCAGGGGCTGGCCTGCTGACTATTCCGGGCAGCCCTACGACATCGAGGCCACCATTGACGGCCGCAGCTGGGGCATCGAGTGCAAGCACATCGCCAAAGGCAGTCTGCCCTTCTCGGCCTTCCGCCCCAATGAGGTGGAGAATCTCTCCCGCAAGGAGGATGCCGGCGGCATTGCGGTGGTGGCGGTGCGCCGGGACAGCCCTGCCGTGGACTGCTACTTCCCGTGGTATTACATCCGCGACCGCATCGAGAGTGGCGAGCGCGGCAGCGTGAAGCTGGAAAACCTGCCCACCGACATCCTGAACGTTTTGGAGGTGGTGCACCCGTGATCTACACACTGGACGGCGAACTGCACCTGCAGGACGTGCCGACGCCGCTGCTGCACAAGCTTATCCGGGAGCTGACCGTGCCGAACCCCAAGTACACGAACGCCCTGCGGCTGGGCAGACCCACCTACAACATCCCGGAGACCGTGATGCTGTACGAGATCCGCGGCAACGCCCTCACCCTGCCGCGGGGTATGGCAGAGGAGGTCTGGCGGGAAAAGCCGGCCGGAACCACCGCCCGGGACAAGACCCTCAAAGGCGAGCCGCTGACCTTTGACACTTCCCGCTTCACCTTGCGGGGATATCAGCAGAAAGCCGTGAACGCGGCTCTCTCCTGCCAGTGGCATCAGGGGGTGCTGATCGCCCCCTGTGGCGCGGGAAAGACCGAGATCGGCATGGCGGTCATCGCTCATCTGGGCAGACCCGCGCTCTGGATCACCCACACGCTGGATCTGGCGCAGCAGGCCAAGGAGCGGGCGCAGCTGCGTCTGGGGCTGGATGAGCGGGAGGTTTCCATCATCTCCGGCGCACACAAGCGCTGCGGCACCAAGCTGACCATCGCCACCGTGCAGAGCCTGTACCGCATGGAGCTGGACGAGCTTGCCCGCACCGTGGGCGTGGTGATCGTGGACGAATGCCACCATGTGGTCAACAACCCGGAGCAGGCCAGCATGTTTGCGGCGGTGCTCAAATGCCTGCCCGCCCGCTGGCGCTTTGGCCTGACCGCCAGCGACACCCGCAGCGATGGCCTGAGCGAGACCATCTTTCAGGTGCTGGGCCCCCGCGTGGCGGTCATCGAACCGCAGCAGCTGGAACAGATCACCATCACGCCCCGGGTCGAAACGGTGCCCACCCGCTTCGTCTATACGCCCCGCGCCAATGAAAGCCCCATCGACTATGTGCGCCTGATGCGCTGCATGGCCACCGATGCCGACCGGATGCAGACGGTGGAAGGCGTCATCGACCGTGCCGTCACCGAGGGCAGCAGCTGGCTGGTGCTGGCAGCGTCCCTCGCCATTCTGGAACGGTTGCACGCCTACGCGCTCAGTCTGGGCCTTGCTGCCGAGTTTGTCTGCGGCGCAACCAAAAAAGCCGAGCGCACAGCTGCCCTCGCCCGCATGAAAGCCGGGCAGGCCCGTATCCTGTTCGCCACCTATCAGCTGGCAAAGGAAGGACTGGACATTCCCTGTCTGGACCGCCTTGTGCTGGCAACACCCACCCGCAACAAGGTCATCGTGCAGCAGAGCATCGGCCGCATCCAGCGCCCCGCACCCGGCAAGACCGAGGCCCTTGTGATCGACCTTGTGGACGAAAAGACCCCGCAGCTTCTGGTGCAGCACAAGCAGCGCCGGACGCTGTACAGGAAAATGAACATCACAGAAAAGGAGTAATTACCATGTCTGAACTGAACTATGCATCTGCCCTCGCCGCTCTGGACGGCGAATTTGAATCCGCCAGCGCCCAGACCGGCGGCAGCGGCGTGCCCGCAGGCCGCTACAACGCCATCCTGAAAGAGGCCAAGATCGTTGCCCGTACCGGCGGCGGCATTGCCCTGAGCGTGTCCTTCATCGTGACCGAGGGGCCGTACAAAGGCCGCTATGCCTTTACCAGCTACGGTCTGAGCAAGAACGGTCTGCCCTTCTTCAAGGGCTTTCTGCAGATGATCCAGCTGCCCCTCACCAAACTGAGCGAGCTGGAAAAAGCCCTGCCCCTGTTCCCGGGGCACATGTGCGTCATCGATGTGCGCCCCGACCGCAAGAACCCGCAGTACACCATGACCTATGTGGACCGGT